CGTTAAAACTAGCCTCGTTTAATCCTAAAACTTCCCAAGTTGGTAGAAGTTTCTCGAAATCCGCTCCGCTTTCACCTTCCTTTGTTGGTTCTTTTACTAAATCGCCAAACTCTAAAATATAATCATCTGTGACACTGACCACTTTAAAAGACTTGTACAACGCTCCAGTTTCGAACAATGTCCAAGGGCCTGGTCTTTTTCCGTATCTAATTATTGACTCTTGCGAGTATGGAGGCATTATTCTGTTATTCGCTGCTTTACCTTCTTTTAATTGCCCTAAGTTTAGACTAATGACTAAATCTTTTATTGGCTTTTTTTTAAACGTCAAGACAAACACCTTACCAATGTCGGTGTTATTTATATTCTCAGCTAATTTTTTAAGTGCATACATTCTTCAAAGTAAAGCAAAAAAAAAGCCCTAATTTCTCAGGGCTTCATTTTTTTTAGAATTATTGTTACTTGATGCGCTTTCGCTTTGTCACCTTTTTAGGATACTGTTCTTTGTATTCCTTCCAAAGTTTGTTCAAATCACTTCTAACGCCTCCGCTAACAAGTAGCTTCATAAATGCTTCTTTACCTTCAATTGTAGGTTCAAACGCATTGTTTGCAATGGTAATGTTTGGGTAGTAACTTAGCATTAAACTTGTACAATTTCTACTGATTTAATTTTCGAATCATCAAATCCAAATACTGGAGTTGTAGCTGAAGCATCTAATGAAATTACAAATTTCTCACCAACTGTTGGAGTAGCCATTGCATAAGTAAATGCATAAGTACCTGGACTTGTTGAACTTTCTGCTGCTCCTGAAATAGTAACGGTATTTCCTACTGTCGTTAAATTAGTAGCTATAAAATTTTGATAAATTAAACCACTTGCTGTTCCTGGATTTTTTAAAGAACCGAAACCATTGGTAATTTTCATTGAAAAAGTTGTAGGAGTTTGTGCAGGAGACGTTAATAATGTTCCAGTTAAATCAATCAAGCCGTTATAAGACAACCAATCAACATCATTTGCAAAGTCAGTCGACAAAAGCATTCTAACATCTGAATCCTTTACAGAAATACTCCATTGAAAGCCTAATTGAATTTTAGCAATTGTTGTATCTGTTGTGTCCATTGTTCGAACATCCCAAGTCTCTTGGTCTAATGAAAGTGGAGCAAGGTAAAGAGGGTCTGAACCGTCACCGATAAGATTGCCTTGAGCATCTACTATGTATGCGCCCATATTTGAACAACCAAACGCTTCAATTTGCTTTGCATAATCTCCAGACAAAGAAAGCATTTGACCGCTAAAAGTTTTAACGCCGTTACGAATCTTCACGTTTTTTCCACTTGGAAAATCTTCCGTAACTGGGTCTCCTCTTTCGTTCGTTACGTTTTCCATTTCTGGAAGCGGATAGAATCTTTTTTTATCGTCTGCCTCATTTAGCAAAGCAATAATTTCAGCATTCGTAGGAATTGAAGCTATTTCTATTCTGTTTTTTACATTACTAGCATCTACTAGAGGTACTAGAATTAGACGTTTTGCAACGTCTTGAATTGGCATACAACCAGGTGTGCCAGTATTTGATAAAGTTACGTTGCAATCACAAGATGCCGCCATAATGTTAAGTTTTTAATTTAATACAAAAATAAGTAATTTTATTCAATGTCAAAACCAATATTAAACCCTGAGCCAAAAGCAAAACCGTTGACGGTAATACTTTGTCGTGTTGGGCAAACCATACTCCTTTTAATTGGTATGTCTATCGAGGCTTCTACGCCCGAAAGCATTGAAACGGTTAATATATTTGTGTCCTCCGATTGGCTTACAGAATCACCTCCGACAATAAACTTTTCGTGGCTTATAAAATCAGTCGAACCGATTAAACCAGTTTGAGTACTTTTTTTAATAGCTGAATAAGTCGATTGCGCCAATGACATCATCGGCTCAATTATTTCAGTCCTTCTTTTTTCGCTTAAATAGTCATTGTATTTATCTGAGTTAAGAAAGAACAACCTTACCGAACCTTCCGAATCTATAACGCTGTCAACATCTGCGCTCCTGCTTCTAGTTTGTCGGTTGAAACACCACACAATTGGAAACCAAGTAGACGTGTTTCCGTTTGCCCTTGCTTTTAATAGCAGTTCAAAGTTTGTTTGGGTTAATGAACCAGCTACAAAGTAAGGATTTTGCAAAGGTTTTTCACCTGTGCTTGGTGCAAGTGCTTGCTTGTTTTCTTCTTGAACTATAAAGAATTTGTTTATAGTAAAATCGGTTACCTTATAATCGTTTCCGTCAATTGTTAGCCTAGCTTTAGTATTTAACCAGTGGGTATTTAGCGTATAACATTTATATCTGCTATCAGATAGCACTTCAACGAAATAAATGTCAACCTTTAAATTTAGATTTGCAATTATTCCACTTAAAAGGTTTTCTACTAATATCATAAAGGGCTGTATAAATCAGGTACAAATCCGTTAAAATCTGGGTAATCCGTTGGGTTTTCCCTAACATAACCTTGCAAACTAGTTATATTTTCAAAGTTTCTATTGGTTAAAAGTCCGTTTTTGGTTATTAAACTATTCGACTGAGCCGCTTCTTGGGTTATTCTCATATTTCCAGAACCGCTATTAAATGCAGTCTGGTCACTAGTAAAAGAAATAAAGACCATTGTTTTCAGAATGTCCTTTAATCCTGTTGTGTGATACGGTTCATTTGAGATAGTAAAGTCCAATTCATTGAAAATAGTCACATATTTTGCTGTCTGTGGTATTCTAGGCGTTCCTGTTAGGTCAGCTATAAACGCATCGCCTAAAGTCTTGCCTAGTATCAACCTAATATTGTTATTTTCTAGCTTTTCAGTAATGTAAAAGTCTAGTTCATCAACACTAAACTGGTTTTCTGTTATTGCTGTGATTCCGCTGTGGAAATCTTGCCTTTGAATTATCGTTGCCATTTTAAAAAAATACTAATACTATCTAAATGAAATATCCCTCAGTTGCTAATGTGTCCACATAATCAACAATGTTGGCTGTTCCTAGATTATCTGCTAGGTCTGTGAAGTTTACCGTTTGAGCGTTTAGGTTGTTATCTTTAGGTATTACTTGCATAAATCCACCTACTGCAGACGCTCCATTTGTTGCAATTACGCTGGCTTTTGAAAAGTAATATTGAAAGCCTCCACCTGCATTAGATTCTTTGGTCACACTGTGAGTTGAATGTGCAATTATTTCTATTGAATAAGCCATTTTATACTATTTCAATTAAGCCTTTACGCTTTAAATTATTGGCTGCAAGCTGGGCAGTTTTAAAAGACTCTGCAATAGTGCAAAGGTCTAATATTTTACCCTTTTTAAACGTCTTACCCATATACGGAAAAGGCTTTAAAAACTTAATCATTAGTTTGTCTTGCATTATTTAGATTTCTTTCTTGTGGTTTTCTGCGCTGGTTTTGCTGCGCCTTTTTCCTCCGCTTGACCTGTTGATATTAAGTGTTTAGCATCGTGATTAGATACATTGTACTCCTTACCTATAACTAGATATTGAATATCGCCTTCTTCTACTTTTTTTCCAATTACAATCATCTGTTTAATTTTTATCAAAGGTAAAAAAAAAGCCTCAACAAAATGCTGAGGCTTTTAATTTTATAAATTAGAAAAATCTAAATTATTAAGCTAGAGCAGTTAAGGCAGCAGTAATATCAAGAACTTTCTTGAATCCTGTTTCGTCTGCTGTTCTAATTAAAAGATTTTCTCTTTTTCTAGCTTTCAAGCTAATCAAATCAGAAGTAAATTGGGTTCCGATATAACCAGTAGAAACAGAATAACCTTCAACTTCATAGATTTTACCGTAATCACTATCTCCTACAACCATAGTGTTAGCAGGTACTCCGTTGTTTACTACAATAGTCATTCCTGCAACAACTGAACCATCAGCAGAAACAAATGGAGGAACAAGATAGTTGTTATTTATATCTTTCTTCAACTTCATTTTGTTAACATCAACGATATTCATTAATGCGAAATTTGGCATATATTTAGAGCCACCAGTCACAACAATATCTTCGTGCATCTTAACTATTAAGTCATAGATATTAGCATCAACAATTCCAGAACTTGCCGCAAGGTATGTACCTGCAGATGTAAATACACCTTTCATATTAGTTCCAGTACCATCGCCATTAACTAGCTGTGTATCTTCAATAATAGAAACGTTTACTCTAAGGAAATTCTCAAGTTCTCTTGTGAATCTTGGAATGTCATATATAGCTTCTTCGCTCATTGGAATAGTATCTCCAATCTTTTGTAGACTTAAGCTATACTCAGCAAATGTTGCTGTTGATTCTGGGAATTGCAAACCTTCAGCAACCATTGCAGCCGCTCTTACTGATGTAGCCTCATCCCAATCCGCATAACGAATTACTCCATTTGAACCTTCGCCAACAGGCACTTTTTCAAACAAATCATAAGCAGTTAATTGTCTTGTAGCTAATTGACCAATAGTATCAAGTCTCATTGCTTGTGTGCTGTTTGCAACACTAGCAGAAGTAAAGTTAGCCTTTACAACAAAATCGTGAGATTTGTTTCCTTTTATAGCTGTTTCAATATTCTTAGATTCTTTTGAAACCTGAGATAATACTGTTTCTGAATTGCTTGCACCTACTTTTGCATCCAATAAAGACTTGATAGCTTTTCCTTGTTCCTTAACAATTTTGTCAACTGATTCAGAACGCTCAAGCATTGCTTTTGTTTGTGAAGCAGCTAATGATTTAAGTTCTTCTTTTGTTGCTCCGTTTTCAATTGCAGTTTCCATAGTTTTGGCAATTGCAGTTAAATAATCAGAATAAAGTTCCGCACTTTCTTCTGCTGTTTTTGTTGCGAAATTTTCCTTAGAGATACTTTTAGTTTCTAGGAATGCCGCAAAATTTAAAGTTTTCATATTAATGAATTTTAAAATTGTGATAAATAAAAATTTGATAATTTCTGCGGCTTCTCGACCTCTGGAAGTGTCTTAACAACGGCTTCACCTTCTTGAAGTGCTTTGAATTGATTGCAAAAATGCAAAAAATTCTCTTTAGTTGGATTGGTTTTGACTTGTTCGCTTAGTTCATTCAAAGCCTCAAAGTCATAAGTTTTAGGTTCTAGTGTTGGAGTAAGTTCATTTGAGCCAGCAATTACGCAGCTAATTTCAATCAACTTTGCCTCAGTTACTGCCCAAAAGAAACCTTGCTCTTCAGCCTTTTCGATGTTGATTACTTCGTCCTTATATTTATTCCAAGTAGCATACTCTTCTTCTTCCTCTGGGTCGTTTACAGCCAAGTCAATTTTAACGTATTGCATACCTACAGAATGCTGGTTAATTGAGCCGTTCAAATAATCCTTGAATATATTAGGATTTCTTTCCTTTTCTATTCGTGTATCCATTAATAAAGCGGTTGTCGTTCCTTTTGTTTTCAAGCCCACATCAGCCCAAGAAACTTCTTTTTCATAAACTTCTAAAGGTGTACCAACCTTTGCCGCTAATTCGTGAACGTGGTCGTGCAGGTGTAAGACTTTTGTTCCGTTTTCTTTGATTGATTTAGAGAAAATTCCTTTAAAGTGTACGTCATCGTGACTATCCATAAATCCATAGGTATTCCCGACAATTGTTCTATGTATTTCGGTGTCTGAATCTGCAGTATTAACATCGGCTTTCGTTGTTATTTGGGCTTTTGTATCAAAGCTAATAATGTCACCTTTTTTTAATTGGGCTTTCTTCAGCTTAATAATTTCAGCTTTGTTTTTTATGAGTTCTTTGATATTCATTTTCGTATGATTTTCTTATTTTCAATCGCCTTCTTTTTAGCCTTTAATGACTTACTTAGCTTTTCCTTATCAACTTTAATAACCTTTATCTTATCGCTCATTTTGTGTAGTTTGTTTAGCAGGTGCGCTTGCTACATTCATTGCTGGTTCGTTAATTTCCTCAAGTCCTATTTCAGCACGCGCCTCATTTGGTGTTATAATTCCAGCTTTTACATCTTCTCTGGCTTCTTTTCTTCGCTCTGTTGGTGTTGGATTTAAAGCATCAATTTCGGAAGTCTTAACTTTTAAACAATAATCACCAAATTGACTCAAGAATTTACGCTCATATGCTGCGGCAATCTTGTAAAAAGTAGGAATGTAAAGTTCTGAATACGCTTCTTTCTTCGCTTCTTTTACGTTGTTGTAGGTAGCTGTTGCATTATCGTTTACTAGAACGGAAGGCAAGCCCCAAACAGCAGAAAGTTCACGAATTAATTGAGTTTTATTTTCAATTGTTTGCATATCGGTTGACGATGCATTAAGCTGTTGAACGGTTACAGGTGTTTTAATAACGTGAACGCTATTCATTTTATCCGCTCCGCCTATTACCCTGTTCAAAGCCTTTTGCAAGAATGTTTGGTCTTTTGGTTGCATTGATTGACCTGCATCACCTGCTGCGCTAACCAAAGCAGAAACACCTCTGTTTTGAAAGTATTCGCTTAAAGCAATCTCAATATTATTTGAGGCGTTTAGAATATTCTGAGCAGCTTGTAGTGGGCTTAATCCGTTTTTGTCTTGCAGTCCTGTGATAGTTGGGTTATTCATTGCAACGTGCATTACAAATTCAGGGTCTATTTTTTTAACAAATAAAGCATTATTAAAATCATAACTCTGAACATTGCTTAAAATACTACTATCGTAATTATTAATCTCGACATTTTGAGGCGGCAAAATTACTTGTCTGCCACCCATAAAGCCAACAGAATCAACATCATTGTAAATATAGCCTTCACCAGTTAATTCGTAAAATGTTACCAATTGCTCCCAAAACTCATTAAAACTTTGAAAGTCATTAGGCTTGTAAACAAAATCGTGAACGTCTCCGCTTGTTATTTCTTCGCCTGTGTTCTTGTCGTAGATGTAAATTGGTAGATTTGCGATGGCTACAGATATTCGTTTAACAATCGTATAAACAACCGCGCTTCCTAAATAGCCCCTTTGAATTGCCTCTTGGTCTGATATAGTCGAGCCGTTTAATCCTTCGCCAATCTTAAAAAAATTGTTTGGAAATGCTTGTAAATTATCCCTTAAACGTCTCCCAAAATCATTGTATGACATATTTCTACCTTTAGATGCAAAATTAACCAAAATTTATCTTATATACCCCAAAGATGTAGCTGCGTGTATGCATATCCAATCCCATCAATAGAATGATTGTCCCTGTCTACTGGTAGTTCTGCTCTCTTATTGCTCCAAACATAGCTATTTAACTCCTTTTCAATGTCAGGCGAATCATCAACAATGATAAGATATTCTTGCAGCCACCTCAAACGCTCCGCTACAATTCCAGCCCTTTTATATGCTTTTACTGCGTTATAATTTGCCTGTCTTAACTGGTCAATGTTTAAGGGTTCTGAACTATCGCAGACAATCAAATCATCAGTTTTGCAGTTGGATTCTATAACGCTTAAAATATTAGGCATTGATAAATTCGAAGCGTATGCTATTTGTTTAACGTAAAGGATTTTCTTCTTCTTGTCTACCGCTATTTTGGTAAGCGTAAACGGGTCAGTCCATCCCCAATCCAATCCAAAGACATAAGGCAGTGAATCATTAAATTTACCTCTTTTCCACCGTTTTAAGATAGCCCCTTCCAATGGTGCATACTCGCCTTTACCGTAAACTTTCCACCTGTACTCGTCTGCTGTTCCTTCCTCAATGTTTTTTGCTGTTGGCTCGTAGCTTAAAATTTTATTGATAATACTTTGGTCTAGGAATGGGTTATGCTCGTAGGTTGATTGAAACGCTTGGACGTTTGTCCTTTCTTCCATTTTCTTATCACTAAGCCAAAATTCACCAGAAGGGTTAAAATCAAGCCAGCTATGTATTTTAGTTCTCACATAAATAGCCTCAAAAATCTCGAAACTGATACCATTAGCCTCGTTAAAAAATGAGTAATCTCTTTTACCGTTCTTCGCATCTTGTTCATTTTCATAAGAATTAAATTCAATGATTGAGCCGTTTTTAAAGTGCAGTATTCGGTCTGTTTTGTTATAGTATTTTATTGTGCTTTGGATAAATTCAGACGATGATATTATTGTTTGAAGGTCACGAATTGCCCCTTTTTTTAGGTTTGGTATATCTTGACCGACAACAGTAATTATTACATTTGGTTCTTTGTAGGCTTTTAAAGCCAGCACTTGCATAATGGAGTAAGTCTTTCCGCTTGATGTACCGCCTCGATTTACAGTTAAGTCAATGCCTTCTGGAATATCAAAATTGCAATCGAATAGCATTGATGTTTCAAATGCTTTTATATCAGTCAATTTCTTTACCTATTGATTTGATGATTACATCGCCTGTTGGTACAGTTATTTCTTGCTCCGTCTTATCCTTCCAATCCATATTTTTCAAGGCGAAAATTGAGCCTGTGGATGCTTTAGAGCGCAGTCCTTTCTCGTAATCAGATTCAATAATAGTCAATGCTCTTTTTATAGGGTAAGTAAACTTATTGTTTTTTTTGTAGTCATACAGACTTTGTCTACTCTCAAAACCTAGAAATAAAGCTAACCCAGTAATGGTTAAAACCTCACCGTTTTCTTCTTGTTCTACTATCCAATCAAAGTATTCGGAGATTCTCTTTTCCATCTCCTCAGCAGTTTTGTAAAAAGGTGGTCTTCCGCCTGTATTACCTAATGCAAATTTGTTTCCTTTTGGTGCTGCCATTTTTTAGCTTTTAAAATATTAAGTAATAAGCAACTGCTACTATCACAATACCAACAAACACCGCTACTATTTTGGTAACGGTGTTCATTGCGCTTTCTAGTCCGTCTTCAAAATCATTCATTTCTTGAAATTCTTTCTCAGTCATAATACAAAATTAATTTATTTGCGCATTACTTTTTGCTCCACCTTTACCGAAGCTGTGTCTATATTTTTAGTCTTGTTTTTGGAACGTTTGTTTAGCTCGCTCTGGTAGTTTAGATTAACGATGTTACAAGCTGTTTTGAACGTCTTGCATTCTTCGGTTTCTCCGCTTTCTTTCCAAGTTATTTTGTGGTAATTCATTTGCTGTATTTTAATATTCTTTTTTAATAAGTTCGTAAAGTCTTAAACAGCTTAAACTAATTGGCTTTAAATATTCAATTGAATGGTCTATGTATTCATACTTCCAATCGCTTGAGCCTTGAAATTTTAGCAGTTCTTTAATGTGCTGCTCCATTTTCGTTGAATGCATAATCATATCATTATCAACTTCAATGTCAAAAATCTGGATTCCTTTTTTCCTCCAGTTCTGAGGAACGAAACCTTTGCCATCCCAGTTCATTGGCTCTGAGTTTTCAAGGTACTGCGCTTTAATTTTTAGATTCACTTTCATCTAATAGTTTTGTTATTAAATAAATCAAACGCTGATTCTACTCCTGTTATGCCTTTAACGTCTGACCAAATGCCGTACTTTATGTCGATAACAAATTCCAATTCGTGGAAAGCTAATAATATTTGCCCAACCGTAACAGGGAAATAGTTTTTTTGCTCGTCTAAAATCTGCTTGTATTCTGGCTTTAACTTTTCAATCAACTTCATAATCTTGCTTTGTTTTAATTAATAAAAATCAAATATAGTACTTTTATTATACAAATAACCATTTAAATAATATTAAGTCAAAATAAATTATCTAAAGTCGCTGAAAATATAATTTGATTTGCTTGCTTTGGCTGCTGCTGGTTCAATAATTTGATTAGCTTTGCAGTCTTGTTAGGGCGTTATGCTTTACGCTCATATCCTGTTTTAGTTAGAAAGAGCCTCGTTTATTCGGGGCTTTTTTGTTGGTATAATCCAATAAATTTATTAGCTGCTTTTCTTAGGGCTATTCTATCGTCTTTATCTAGCCGTTCATTAGTTAAGGTCTTGTTAAACTCTTTCGCTCGTTTTATAGCCTCTTTAACTTCTTCTTTGCTTGTTTTAAGTACTGGATACTCCGCAATTATTCCGAAATTTATGTATTCAAACAAATCAACTCCGAATGTTTCCTGCAAATTTTTTGAGTAGTTAATTAAATTTCCAGATAAATAACTGTTGCAATGTTCGCACTGCAGATAGATATTCATAAGGTTAAACCGAACCGAAGGATTAGCACCCACCGAATGATAATGCCCTGCGTTTTTCTTCTTTGGTTTTGGATTGCCGCAAGAGATGCAAGGTTGACAAAAGTCTATTTCTCTGGCTATTTTATTAATGACAACCTGGAGTAGCTTTTTATAAGCAGACAAAGAAATGATTTGCT